AAAAAAAGAAAAAATAAATAAAAAAGAAAAAAAGTTTTTTGAAGACGTTTTAGTTCAAAGTCTGATGAATGACTTAGGAGTAGATGAGGAGTTTGTTAGGGATTTGATTTTTTATAGAGACGAGATAGAAAAACCGATAAAGACAATCTCAGGACTTAGAGGATTGCTTAAAGAGATTTTAAACGCTTCGCTTGCTACGAAAAAGTCTGCTTATGAACTTGCCGAGATTATGAAAGAGAACGAATGGAAGACTATCAAAGCAAGTTACATAAAAGAAGAGAAAAAAGAAAAGTCAAACGAAGATAGTGAGTGGGTAAAAGCGGCAAAAACTGAGATTGATAAGTTTGTAAATTCAATAAAAGGAGGATTACATGCTAACTGAAAAAGATTCAAATGTGTTTGCAGAAACTTTACAACTTTTAGCTAAAAGATTTAATGGTGGTAGAAAACTTGATGATATGGACTTAAAAAGCTACTGGTTTGCATTAGCAGATGAGTTTGAAAATATTGGAGAATTCCAAAAAGCGGCAAAAAAGGTAATGAAAACTTGGTCTTATGGAAGAATGCCTGAACCAAGTGCATTTATTGCCGCTAAAAAAGAACACTCCGACTTAGACATCGAAATTATAGCACAAAAAGCTTGGGATAGTGTAGTGTATGCGATTGAAAGAGGAGTTGGTTATACGGCAGTTGCAGAGTTTGAAGATGAGCTAATCCCTGCGGTTGTGGAACTCTGCGGCGGATTTAGTGAACTTGCGACTAAAACATACGAAGAGCTAAGCTGGATAAAAAAAGAGTTTATTAAAACCTACAAAGCGGCACTGCAGGGTGAGATAAGCATAAAGGCAAACGAACAAAGGGCACTTTTGGAAGATACGAAAACTTTACTAATCACGGCAGACTATCCGACTAAAACTCAGAATCAAAAAGTTTTAACCTACAAAGAAGAACAAAACAGAGTCACAAAACTAATCGCTAATTTAGCAAACGCTAAAAGGATAACGGCATGAGAAAAACAAAACAGACACCGAAAGAAAAATCAAGAATTTATATTAAAAGAGCTCTTAAAGCAATAAGAAAATATCCGCAGATTGAGGGCTATTACGTAATGAACGCTGCGGATTTGGCGAGGGATATGGATTATTACCCGAGCACTATAAGTAATTTTTTAAAACTGCTTGAGAGAAAAAGGCTTATCGAAACAAAAAGAAGCTTTGCAATGTTCGGAACGATGCATAAGGTCGGGATAAAAATTTTAAAGGACGAAAAATGAAAAACGAATATTTAGTGCTTTATGCGATTGCGGATTTGTTTACGTTTCACTTAATTAATTCCGAGGTAGCAAAGGTAATTGAGGGCGAAATAATCATACAGGTGCCGGAGTGGAAATTAAGCAAAGCGGATAGGATGGTTGTAAAGGATTTGATGGCTATACTGCAGTTTTTAGACAAAGAACTGAACGTTACAGGATTTGACGCTATTAAAGCAAAACACAAAAGCATTCTCAAAGGGATTGAGAACAACCGTTTCGTTAAACAGGGCTGGGCGGCACTTCCTGCGGCTTTAAGCATTTATAGCGAATACGTAAAAAACAACGGCAGAAAATTTAAAGTGCATAAAAACAGAGTTGCAAAACTAACAGAGCTTGTAGCAAAAGAAGCACAGGTTGAGGGTGAGGGGAATTATAGACATTTAAGCCCGCTGATCTTGAATTCGTATCAGTTTGGCGAGATGCTTTACAAACAGATTACAGGAGAGAACGATGTTAGAAAAAGTGCTTAATAAATTGGGGCTTTATACTGCAAAACAGATAAGAGAAATAGAGTTTTATACAGAGGAGGTTGAGACTAGATTAGAAAAATATATGTCCTTTTGCGATAGTTTAGGAGAAGAAAATGAGAAATTAAAACAAGACTATGAAAATTTAATTGTAGCTTTAAAGGTTTGTAAAGATGAAAAAGCTAATGCATTAAAAGAAGTTGAGAAATTGAAATTAGAAATTGCAAAGAGAGTGAAAAGGAGAAGGAGATGACAATTGAAGAATATCAATTATTAAATCCGGGCTGGGATATTGAAGATGAATATGAATTAGATTTTGTAGAACCAGACAATGAAAAAGAAGCAAAGAAAAATATTGAGTGGGTGCTTGAAAATTGCCCTGATTACGAAATTTTAGCAATTGTAATGAGAAGTTATTATTTAGGAACGATAAATTGGTAAGGAGGAAGATATGACAAGAGAAGGGGCTAAAAAAGAGTTTTGGAGAAAGGGTGGAGTTTTTGAAGAAATGTTTGAATATTGTTTTAACAAAGTTGTAAAGTTGCCTTATCAAGGTAGAGTTATAGATGTTTTTATAGATAAAATCTATGATGATTTAGAAAGTAGAGTTTGTAAAAATTGTGCGAAATATCGAGATGGTAAATGCAGAATATTTCAAGGTGCAAGATGTAAATGCACCTTGGATGTTTTGGATGATAAAAATTTTGGTTGTAATAGATTTGAAAGGAGAGTGAGAAATGAAAATCTACAAACACGACAGAAGATTTTGAGGAGGCAGAATGAGATTTAGAAAACACAAATACAATGCTAAACCCGTCGAATTCGATGGGTTTAAATTTGACAGCAAGAAAGAGGCTAAGAGGTATTTAGAACTTAAACTACTTGAAAAGGCGGGGGTAATAAGTAATTTGATACTCCAGCCTGTCTTTTTGCTACAAGAGGGGTTTTATAGAAATGGAAAAGCAATAAGACAGATGACTTATCGTGCAGATTTTGAGTATTTAGACGAAAAAGGTAGAAGAGTTGTTGAGGATGTAAAGGGTGTTAAGACAAAAGAGTATCAGATTAAGAAAAAGATTTTTCTGAAAAAATTTAAAGATGTAGTTTTTAGGGAACTTAGCTGGAAAAATAAGAGCTGGGAAGTTAAGGAGTATTAATGGCGAGGCTTAGCAAAGAGCAGTGGGAAGAGCTTAAAGCTGATTATGTTACGGGGGCTTATACGCTTGAAATGCTTGCAAAGAAATATGGGGTAGCAAAAGGCAGTATAAGTAAAAAAGCAAAAAAAGAGGGCTGGAAGAAAATTGATACAAAAGTCACTGCTGAGCTTGTGGAGATAGAAAAAGGAAACAAAAGGAAACAAGAAATAATAAAGGAAACAAAAAAGGAAACAGGGGTAAATCCTAAAAAATTTGAGAGAGCGATTAAAGAAATAAGTGACGTTAGAGATTATATACATTCTTTACAATATCTTGCAACGCAAAAAGTAAAAGAAACCCTTGAAGACGGGAAAGTTGAAGAGATAGCGACTGTATCGGGGGAAATGGGAGAAATAAGAGTAGTTGAAAGAAAGTTAAATCCAAGGGAGCTTAAAAGTCTTGTTGACGCAATAGACAAAGCGGGACAGACATTAGGGGTTGTGCCGAGGTTTTCGCAACAGGTGAACATTCAAAACAATCAGACAGTTGAAAATAAAACGATAAAGGTGGAAATAGTTGAACCTGAAAGTAAGTAAAGCGTATAAAGATTTTCTAACCTGTAAAAATCGTTATGCAGTGTTATACGGCGGGGCTGGGAGCGGGAAGTCTTATGTCGCCGCTCAAAAAATGCTCCTTCGAATGCTTAGCGAAACTCCTCATAAATTTTTAGTAGTCAGAAAAGTCGCAAGGACATTAAGAGAGAGTGTCTTTGCTTTGTTTAAGGATTTAATTTATCAGCTCGGGCTTGATGAAGAATTTAAAATAAACGAAACGAATATGTCGATAGAATGTCTTTTAAACGGTAATAAAATCGTAATGTTCGGAATGGATAACCCCGAAAAGATAAAATCCATTGCGGGGATTACGGGTATTTGGGTAGAGGAAGCCACGGAGCTTAAAGAGGGGGATTTCGACCAGCTGGATTTGAGGCTAAGAGGCGAAACTAAGCACTACAAACAGATAATTATAACTTTTAACCCCGTATCGGCTCAGCACTGGATAAAGAAAAAGTTTTTTGATTTTACGCCTCCCGATACGTTTATTTTAAAAACAATATACCTTGATAACCCTTTTATTGACGGCGAATATAGAGCCGTGATGGAAAGGCTAAAAAGAGACAATTACGAATATTATAAAGTCTATGCGTTAGGGGAGTGGGGAACTCTTAAAGGTTTTATTTATCCTAAATACGAAACAATAGACAAAATGCCTGAGTATTTTGAAAAAGAATATATCGGTATTGACTTCGGATTTAACCACCCTTATGCAATCGTTCATGTAAGAATTGATAACAAAAATTTATATGTAGATGAATTGTTTTACAGGCAGGGCTGGGAAAATCCGAAAGTGGTTGAATGGGCTAAAAGAAATATGTCTTGGGCTAAAAGAATACAGATATATGCAGACAGTGCAAGACCTGATTTGATAAAAGAATGGAAAGCGGCGGGATTTAACATAGACAAAGCGAATAAAGCCGTATTTGAAGGGATTAACACTGTTAAGAATTTTAATATTCACATCACAAAAAGAAGTGTGAATATTTTAAAAGAAATTGAATTATACGCTTGGAAAGAAGATAAAGACGGAAATACGTTAGATGAGCCTATAAAGCTAAATGACGATGCAATGGACGCTATGCGTTACGCTTTAACTCCTTATATTGCAAAATCGGGTAAAACAAAATCCCTTAAACTGGAGCTGATATGATAGAGGCAAACGAATTTTATGTGATAAATGAATTAAAAGAAATCGGGCTTAACGAAAAACAGATTAAAGAATTTTTGAAAAGATTTGCGGGATGGCGGATTTATTTTAGGAAAAAACAGAGCGAATATGAAGAGATTAGAACTTTATACAAGCAGATGAGAGCGGCGGGAATAAGCAGAGGGGAGGCAATAGCGGAGCTTGCAAGCATATTCGATAAAAGCGTAAGCCGGGTAAGAATAATAACTGCGGAACAGGAGAGTTTAAATGGATTTTAAAAAACAGGCGGAGGAACTTTTAAAAAAAGTGTTGCACGAATACCGAAATCGACCGGAGTGGAATAAAAAAACGCTTGGGGAGATGGTTGATTTTTACCTTGCGAAATATAATGAAGAGGTTAAAAAGCAGATTGAAGATGAACTTTATAAACAGCTCGGGAGTTTTTATTTTGTAAATACAAATCCTCAAATTGCAATTACTCCTGTTATGCTTAGTGATGTTTTGTATAAAAATGCAAAAGACATTTCAAAGATGATTACCAAAATCCTATATGAAGGAATTAAAGCAAAAGAAACAATTAGGGAAATTGCCTTAAAAATTTATGAGGGTTATGATTTTAGAGATGAGACAATGAAAGCTAAAAAAGTTTTACCGAAATATCTATTAAAAGCACTTGAAAAAAGAGATGATGAAATAATGAAGCAAATTGAAAAGTTAAAAACAAAGCCTTTAAGAATTGCGTATAAAGACTTAATAAGAAAAATGGATACATTTACCGATGAGGAACTTCAAAAGCTTTTAAATACCGCTTACCACGAAAAAATGAGATATTATGCAAACAGAATTGCAAAAACCGAAACGCACAGGGCTTTTATGAGTAAAAGAGCTAAAGATATGCTTGAAGATGATGAAGTTGAGTTTGTTAAGTTTGAAATGTCCCCCGCACATAAAAAAACAGACATTTGCGATTTTTACGCAAACCTTGATGTCGGATACGGACGGGGAGTAATTCCGAAAAGAGAGATGAGAACTTTACCACTTCATCCGCATTGTTATGATAAAGATACAGAAGTTTACACAAATGAGGGATGGAAATTTTTTAGAGATTTGAAAGGAGATGAAGAATTTTTGAGTTTTAATCCTGAAAATAGAAAAATTGAATTTATAAAAGCTAAAAATTTTGTCTGTTGGTTAAATAATGATAGAATGATTAGCTTCAAGCATAAACATTTCGATTTATTGGTTACCAATAAACATAATATGGCGGTCTATAAAAGAGTGACAAAAAACGGAAAAAGAGTAAACAAATTTGAATTTGTTGAGGCTGACAAATGCAATAATACAGAGTTTAAAATTCCAAGAACTGCTTTTTGGGATGGTATAGATGTAAAAACAATTAAAATAGATAAATTTGAATTTGAAACGATGGCTTTTTGTGAGTTTATGGGATATTGGTTAAGTGATGGTAGCGTTACAAAGAGAAAGAAACATTATCAAATTCAGATAGGACAACAAGATAATCAAGAAAGAATTTATAAAGTTATTGAAAGATTAGGTTTTAATCCTTATTATGCAAAAGGTTATGTAGGGTTTAGTGGTAATTTTGGTGCATATTTAATGCAATTTGGTAAAGCAAAAGATAAATTTATTCCGAAAGAAATAAAAGAATTAGATACTAAATATTTATGGAAGTTTTTAGAGGCTTTTGTTAGTTGCGATGGATATATAAGACCTCAAAAAGATTTTAAGGGATATAAAAACAAACCTGAATATCTTTTTTATACTTCAAGCAAGAGGTTAGCGGATGATTTAGGAGAACTTATTTTAAAATGCGGTTATCAGCCAAGTTTTTACTTGCAAAAAGTGAAAGGTAAAGAAATTGAATTTAGAAATGGGAAATATACAATAAATGAAGATATTTGGGTAATAAGACTTAAAAGAAGCAAAAATGCAAATGTGAGTAATTTAGAAATTAAAGAGGTTAAGTATAATGATTTGGTTTATTGTGTAGAACTTGAAAAATATAATATTTTATGGGTTAGAAGAAACGGAAAAACTTGTTTTAGTGGTAACTGTTACTGCATTTATACGCCTTACTACAAAAAAGTAAAAGGTAAACGTAAAAGTTGGAAAACGGCAGTTAAAGAGACGATGAGTAAATTTAGCGAGAAAAAACAGATTGAGATACTCGGGAGCCGAGAGAAGCTTGTGCGATTTAAAAACGGTGAGGATGTTGAAGAGATTTTTAATACTATAAGACCTAAATATCCGATTAAAAAGTATGTTGACATTTTAGAGGGTAAGGAGTATAATAGTCTTATGAAAAAGTATGAAGAAGCTATTTTAAAGAAGTTTGAAAATTTTGATGTTAGTTCAAAAGAAAAAGCAATTGAGAGTTTTGAGAAGTTGTGGAGAAATAAAGAAAAATTTTTAACACATATAGAAAAAAGAAAAGGTTTAGGGCATATAGAAAATGAATTTGATTATTTGGAAAAAACTTTAAGATGTTTATCTGAGTGTGAAAAAGTTAATATTGCAATATATAAAAAGAGTTGGGATAATATATATTTTGAAGCGGAAATAAATAATTGGGCAGTGATTTTTAATGAAGAAGGCGATTTAATGACAAGTTATAAAATTGATGAGAATATGCCTCATTTTTTAGATGTCCATAAAAAAGCCGATAATATAATAAAAGGGGTAAAAAATGAACTACAACAAACTTTTAAAAGAATTTACAATTCTCTTAAAAACAATACCAAGTGAAGTAAATTTTTATGATATTTGGGAAATTAGACCGGTTTTAGAAAAAATTGATAGCAGTAGTTTAAGTGAAAAAGAAGCTGAGTATTTTGATGATTTGCTAACAAAGCTAAATTCTATTTTAGAAAAAGTAAATATAGAAAAAAAAGATCCGTTAGTAGAAAATGAAATTAAATGGTTAAAAAATTATATTAATGAGCATATTTTGTTAGTGGCTTAAAATGGCAAGTTTATTAGACGGATTTACAAGAGAAGAAAAAATAAAATTTCTTTATATCGATTTAGAAAGCCGTAATTTAGCTGATGAAGAGACTATAAAAAGAGAACTTGAAAAAGATTTAAAAAGAATAAAAGAAGAGAAAAAGAAATCCAAAAAAGTTGAATCAGTCTAATTATGCAAATCTCTACCTACCTTATAGGAAGATTTTCCGCCGCAGTGGGTGGTCTATTTAAAACTATCCTCAATCTCCTGTGAAATTTCATCAAAGTTATCAACATCAATAGTGCTAAGGTCGTTACTGATAATCTGAAGGGCTTTTAATTTGAAATATGTCGGAGAATTTACAAGCTGTTTCATTTCGCTTAATATTCCGATTTCTTTTTCAATGTCGATGATATTGAAGTTTTTAGGATACAAAATATCGACATCGTTTTTGATATTAAGATACCTGCATACAACATCAAATGCCCTCAGTTCCAAATCTTCAAGCCTTAGAGCAAAATTTGATAAAGAGGCGTTAAGACCTTGAAACTTAATATCTAGTGCAATGCCGCTTTCTTGTTTTTCGTTTGTAGATATATCAAAGGCTATTTTATCAATTTGAGCTTCAATGTCTTTGATTTTCTGTTGATAAATCTCAGCTGGTGCCGCAGGGGGAGCGATGTATTCGGGTTTATTGAATTCCTTGCCGTAAATTATTGCGTTGTCGGTAGAGAGTTTTACTTCTACATCACTTGCGGTATCGGCATTAAGTGTAAGGATAGAAAAAGTCTGTCCCCTTAGTATTTCGTCAAGTTCGCTTTGTAGGTTATAATGCCTCTTTGCAAGTGCGGCGATTTGCGTAAATTCTCCTGTTGCGGGGAATTCGCCCGTTTCGGAGAAGATTAACACAGGGCATATTCCGAGATTGTGTTCTCCACTTTCGATTACTTTATCGGTATCTTCGGCGTCTAATATCTTCCAGCTTTGCTTATCGTAGTATCTTATAACTTTTTTTATATCTTGCTTTTGCATTGTAGAGTTGTCTATAACATCAGAAAAAGCTACATATTCAAACTTGCCTGTGTTATCGAGTTTAAAAGCTACAAGCCTCTCAGGTGCAATTTCGGTGAAGTAAGGCAGTGAGCGGCTGTCAATCTGTTCAGCGAGTGTAGCCGGTATGTTTTTAGGCATATCTACAAGCAATAAATTAACGCCTCTGACTTTTGCGTGTTTTGCAAAATTAGACATAAAAACGTCTATACTGTCGCCTTTATTATTTACGTCGTCAAAAATCATTCTTATTAAGTTGTTTGAGCTGTTACGGGTAGGCGTCTGTTTAAAAAGATAACCTGTGTATCTGTTTATTTTACTTGCGAAAATGTTTGTGTAATAGGCTATTTTTTGCCTTTCTTCATACTTTTCGTCGCTTTCACGGGGGTATTTGTCTATGTATTCGCCTGTTAAAAATCCTCCGCTTCCCTCATACGCTTCGTTTGCAAATTCCCATATTTTTGTAGCAGTTGATAAGTCCATTAATTCTCCTTAATCAGTTTATCTAAATTTTCAAATACTTTTTTTGCCGCTTTGTGTAAAAAGTCGTCGCCCTCATAACCCGGATGGTGGACACATTTGTTATCAAATCTGAATCTGTCGAGTTTAGAAAAAATCCTTAAATATTTTCTGTTTTTAGGACAGATTAAATGCGGACGGGTTCCGAATAAAACGAAAGTCGCATAATTTATCCTTTTACTTTTCCAGCTGACAAGCATATCGTCATCGGCTATCCAGACGATACCCGCACCGCCTTTTGTTTTCATTAAGATGTTTCGGTGCAGCGTTCCTTTAATAAAATGCTTTTTAGCTTGGTTTTTAACCTCTTTATGTGTTGCCGCAGTTACGTTTTTAATCATCTGTGATGTGTCAGTTATTTTATCAAGGGTTTCAAATATCTCTTTTGTTGAGGAAAACTTAATTCGCATTGCAAAGCCCTATTATCTTAAATTTAATAATTCCGGCTTTAAGATTAACAAGTCTGTCCTCATCTGTAATAGACGTAATAAGTTCTATTTTGTAAGGTAGTTTGAAAAGCGACATTTTAGTAGTGTATTCGGTTGTAAAAAATTCCTCATACAGTTTTTCATAGTCGTTTTTTGTATTAAAAGCTATAACGATGCTTAAATGCAAATCAATCAAAGCTCCCCTGTGTTCAATCTCATCTACGATAATTCTTGCAAAAGGGCAGTTAATCGCTTTGTCTGCTCCCTTTTCAAGACCGAGTTTAACACTTTTGTAAATATTAAGGCTTTGTATCAGCTCTTTTACGTTGTGTAAGACAGGAACGATGTCAATCATTTTAACCCCTTTGTATAGGGATGTTTTTAATGTTTATAATCGAGTTATTATTTTTCGCAAGATTGAAAAAATGTGCATATTCGGCTTTATACACATCATATTTCGCTTTCATTCCCTCGCTTTCAAGTTGCATTTTTGCAAGGTGCATATATACAAGGGATTTAGTCAGTTTTTCAAGATAATAATTATCGTCAATGTTTAGCTTATTAAGGACAAAATTGTATTTTTTGGCTTCTATGTTTTCAAGCTCTATCGTATCTACACCCCCGATTAAAAATTCGTCTTCATACGAATAAATCATTTTCCGCCTTTTTTAGTTTATTTTATCTTTTAAGTGTTGCGGTTTTTTCCAAAAAATGAGCCTTAAAGATTTTACAATTAGCAAAACACGGGAGGTGTAAATGTTAAAAATATTGCAAAAACTGCTTGAGGCAGGAAAAATCAGTGAAGAAGCGGCAAAAGAAATCGACAACGATTTAGGTGCAGAATTAAAAAAACTAAGAGACGAAGCAGCGGAGTGGAGAGTAAAGTATAAAGAGCTAAGTCAGACCTACGAAGAGGTTGCAAACTCTAAAAATTCGCTTGAAGAGCAGTTAAAAAGCCTTGATGAGAGAATTGCTAAGGCAAAAGAAGAGGGTAAAAAAGAATTAGTTAAAGAGCTTGAGGCTCAAAAAAAAGAAAAAGAGGAATTAACAAACAAATTAAAACAGCTTGAGGCTACAAGCAAAAGTTTAAGAATTGAAAACGCTTTAAGCAAAGCGATAGGCTCTTACGAAGTAATCGACCCTGAGGTTGTGGCGGAGGTTATTAAGCAAAGAGTTGATGTAATCGACGGTGAAGTTAAGTTTAAAGACGGAAAAAGCCTTGATGATGGTATTAAGGAATTTTTTGAAAGCAAACCGCACCTTTTGAAAGCAAAAGGAAACGAGGGGAGCGGTGCCGGAAGCAACAGCGGGACAGGATTTAAAGAAGATACCTTAACAGCAAAGTTATTAAAAAAATTAAAGTAAGGAGCAGTAAATGCCTAAAATTAAATTACAGGATTTGTTTCAGGCGACTTTGTGGACGAACGACATCTTAAACGAAGCACCTGAACTTAAAAATATATTAAATTCACCTTTAATTATTACAAGTCCCGATTTACAAAGCACAGTAAATGCTGCAAAAGCGGGTAGTAGATTTGAAATGCCTTATATAGACGAGCCTGATTACACAGAACCTGAGGCGATGGACGACAGCGATGACGAAATTACTACAAACAAACTTGCTTGGAGTAATATGTTTGCGGTGCTTGGGCTTTATTCTAAAGCTTATAAATATTCACATCTTGCGGCACTTTTAGCAAGAGACAGCGACCCGGCAAAAGTAATTAGGGATGTTATCGGTAATTACTGGGCCAGGGATTTACAAAGAAGAATGATTAATATTTTAGTGGGCATTTCCAAAAAAGCGGGGACTGATTTAACGCTTGAGGTTAATGATACCATCGGTGCAAGTGTAATAATCGACGGTGTGTCTTTGCTTGGTGATCATCAGGATAAATTTGAAGAGATGTTTGTGCATTCTAAAATTTATGCGGATTTGAAAAAACAAAACTTAATCGAGGTTATTCAGCCAAGCGAAGAGGGAGCAAAACCTATTGAAATGTATGGAAATTATAAAGTAACGGTAAATGACTTAATGCCGGTTGATACAGACAAAGACGGAAACAAACGTTATACATCAATTATCGCACAAAGAGGTATTTTTGCATTCGCTCAAAAAGAGCTTGGCGGAGATATGCCTTTAATTGAACTTCACAGAAACCCTCTATCAGGAAAAGGAAGCGGAGATACAACCGTTATAAGCAGACAGGGGTTTGTATTACACCCGGTAGGTTGGAGCTGGAGAAAATCGGGAATGAGTCCGACGCTTGCAGATTTAGCAAAAGACACTAACTGGGAGAAAAAATTCCAGACCAAACAACAGAGATTTGTAAAAATCGTAACCAAATAAGGAGTGAACAATGGCGGTTAACAGAAATTTTGCGGATAACTATTATATCGGCGGTGGAGAGCTTTATGTAAAATTGGCGGGTGAAGACAATTTCAGGTATTTCGGACAGACTGAGAGTGCTACGGTATCCTTCAAGGTTGATAAGGTAGAACACCAAAACAGCGAGGGCACTATCCTTACAACCGACTTGGAGGTTACAAAGGCAGTAAGTGCAGAGATAAGCATTCAAACAGCCGATTTAAACCCTACAACCTTAGCCCTTGCATTTAGCGGGGAATACAACGAAGTTAAACAAGCGAGTGAGACAGGTTTAGAGGTGGATATTACAAGTGCGGCGGCAGGTGCGGTATATGAGCTTGGGAAAAGAAAAGTTAAAAATGTTGTCGTTACCTACAATGACGGAAGCGAAGACGTTGCAGCAGAAGAAGGAGTTGATTACAGCGTAGATTATGAATTCGGAACGGTTGAAATTGCAAAAGACGGAGTTTTAGTTGACAAAGATGTAAAAGTAACGTTTGACTGCGACGCAGTTAAAATTGGAACGTTTACATCGCTTAACAAAACATCTCAGGAGGTGGCGTTAAGATTTATTTCTAAACCGCTTCACGGAAAGCCGTCTAAGACTGAAATATTTAGAGCAAACCTCTCACTTGACGGAGATTTTGCACTTAAGAGTGCTGAGGATATTCAGAAAGTTACACTTAAAGGAAAAGTGCTTAAAGACACTACAAGACCTGAGGGACAGCAGTTTTTGGTTAAAGAAGTTTTGGCGTAAAGGAAATAAATGAAATTTTATAGAGAAAAAAAAGTCCTTGAATTTGATGATAAAGAGGTAGAGCTTTACGAAATAAACGTAAAGTCTCTTATTAAACTTGCAAACAAAGAGTATAAAAACAATTACGAGCTTATTGCCGATAATTCAAATCTCACTATTGAAGAACTTGAAAATGCAACTATTGAAGCGTTAAAAGCGGTTGAGGAAGCTTTTTTTGAATTAAACGCTAAACATTTTGACGAAAAAGGAGAAGACAAAACCGATAAAAAAAAATCCTAAAACTAATTTCTCTTCTTATCTCCCATAATCACACAAACCCCGAAGAATATGGTTTAAGTGCTTTTCTTTTAGCAATAGAGCAAATCTATGAAGAAAAAGAGGAAATGATTAAAAATATAGCTATTGCTAACAGAATTGCACGTTTTGCAAAAGACAGCGACTTTAAAGATTTTGTGAAAGAAAAAGAGGTTGTGGATTTAGAAGAAGTTGAGAATTTTTCTATTTAAAGGGCGGAAATGGATAAAAAACTACAAATTGAGATATTAGCAAACACAAAACAGGCGGTTGAGGATATTAAGAAGCTTGAAAATGAAATAAAGAAATTTAGCAATGATGTAAAAAAAGGCAATGTTGATTTAGAAAAACAAGAAAAACAATTTAGCAAAATAGCAAAAGGGATAAAAACAGTCGTAACTGCTTATGCAGGATTTGAAGTTATTAAGAACGTTATCGGAACGGTTGCGGATTTTGAACAAAGCTTAGCAAGACTCAGTGCGGTATCTCAAGCAAGTGCGGCACAGCTTGAAAATATGAAGCAAAAGGCTATGGAGCTTGGCGGTTCAACTGAATATACCAGCTCACAAGTAGTGCAGGGTATGAATTATTTAGCGATGGCAGGTTTTAAAACAAACGAGATATTAAAATCAACGGCAGATGTTTTAAATTTAGCGACAATAGGGCAAATGGATTTAGCAAGGGCAAGTGATATTTCATCAAACATTTTGAGTGGTTTTGGATTAAGTGCCGAAGAGATGAAAAGGGTAGTTGATGTAATGAGTGCCACTATTACAAATGCAAACACGGATATACAGCAGTTGGGTGAGGCGATGAAGTTTGCGGCACCTACAGCACACTCTTTGGGTATAAGCATAGAAGAAACATCTGCAGCGTTAGGTGTTTTAGGTAATGCGGGATTGCAGGGAACTATTGCCGGAACAAATTTGGCACAAGTAATAACGAGATTGGCGGCACCCGTCGGAAAAGCAAAAGAAGCCTTAGAGGAATTAGGTGTAAAAGCATACGACAGCAAAGGGAAATTTGTAGGGCTTAAAAACGTTTTAGGGCAGTTAAACGCTAAGATGAAAGATATGACGCAACAGCAAAGAATAGCGTATCTTAAAGACATATTCGGGCAGGAGAGCTTAAAAGCCGCATTAATTTTATTAAGCGAGGTTGATAAAAGCTATTCTAAATTATTAGAGAAAAACAAAAAAGCCGCAGGTGTAAGTGAAAAAATAGCAAAACAGATGAGAAATACGCTTGAAGGTAATTTTAAAACATTAATGAGTGCATTAGAAAAACTTGCTTTAACGATAGGGCAACAGTTATTACCCACATTAACAGAATTTCTAAAACTTTTAACAGCGGGGGTTAGCAATATTACAGATTTTTACGATGCACATCAGCATTTAATTAATGCGATAGTGGAGTTAACTGCGGCATTTTACAGTTTAGCAAAAGCCAAAGCCGTTTTGGAAGCGGTTATCGGTGCTGAGGCAATAGCAAAATACGGTGCATTAAGAGCGGTAATAACAACATTAATAACTAAAATAAGGGCATTAGGTGCGGCAATGCTTGAACTTGCTGCGGCTAATCCGGTATTGGCGTCTATAACTGTTGCGGTATTAGCGGCAAGTGCGGCGTTTGATGAAATGAATGACGAAATAAAAGAGCTTAACAGCGAAACAAAAAAATTGCAAAGCAATACTTCCGATTTTGAAAGCGTTATGAAGAAATTGCAAGACGCAATGGTGCTTAAAGACGGGAGGAAAGAATTTAAATTAACGGGCGATGAGATAGACAGATTAAAAAAGAAAACTGAAAAACTTACCGAAACTACAAAAGCTCAGATTAAAGAATTGCAGAACAAAATTAAAGACGGCGACAGCATATGGGATGAAATGCTCGGGCTTGATAAGACGGATGAATACAAAAGACAGTTAGCAACCTTGCAAGAGAGATTAAAAGTTTTACAAGCGACAGAAAACAAACTAAAAAACACAAAACCGTTTGAGGGAACGAAAGACAGTGCGGTAAAAGCAAAACAGGCGACAGAAAAACTTACAAAAGAGCAGGAAAAATATTTAAAAAGTTTAGATAGCAGATTGCAAAAAGAAAAAGATACTACAAAAACCGTTTTACAATTAAGAGATGAGGAAATAGAGAAAGCGAAAACGCTTTTAGGCGATACGGTGCATTTTGAAAAAGCAAAAGCGGAGATTATACAATATTACAATTTACAGGAAATAAAACAATTTAAAGATAAATACAAGCAAAGAATTGAATTACATAATAACGCTATTGAACGACTAAAAAGTAAAGAAAAAGACCTTGCGGATAAAATTGCGGATATACAGACACGTCTTAATGCGAGGCTTAAACAGCTTGAAACCGAAAGACTTAACGCTATTGAAGACATCGAAAATAAAATACATAATTTAAAAATGTCAACTGCTTCTTCTTATGAGCAATATTTAGATAAACAAAAACAGGCGGAAATAAGACTTGCAAAAGCAAAAGAAGCAATAAGAAACGGCGACTTGGCTCAGGCTAAAAGGTATATGTCGCAATATGAAAATTTAATGACTTCTATTGCAAATACGGAAATAAAAGAAAACGGCAAGGTAATAGTTAGCAAAAAGCAGGCAAACGCCGCAGCAATAGCGGGACTAAGACAACTTGAGAGCGTAACGAACGAATATTATGCAAAGGCAAAGGCACAGGAAGAGGCAGCGGCACGAGCTAAAATACAAAACCTTAAAACAGAGCTTGAAGCGACAAAAGCTCAACTAAATCTTGAAATGCAAAGACTGAATCTTGAAAAACAGTTAATCGAAACGCTTACGGGTAAAAAAGTGGATATTGATACGAGTGCGGCATTAGAAGCGATTAAGAATTTAGACGCTCAAATTAAACAGTTAGACGAAAAACTTAAACAGAAAAAAGACGTTAATGTAGATACGGATAAAGCAAAAGCGGAACTTAAAAAAGTAGAAAACACAAAAGCAAAAGTTAAAGTAGAAGCAGACACAAAGCCCGTTTTAGCGGCGGTTATGGAAGTTACCGACAAGGTTACCGGTAAAAAAGAGGTTATTAAGTTCTACGCTAATACAAAAGAGCCTGAGGAAAAATTAAAAAAAGTTAATTTAAAAGCCAAAGACCTGAAACCTACCGTAAAAGTAAAAAGCGATGTTTCACAGGCTTTACATAAACTTAGTCAAATTCCTAAAACAATTACAACAATACATTACATTAAGACGGTAGAAACCCACGCTACAGGGGGTATTGCAGGATTTAGAAAAGTGCAGGGCAGAATTCCGGGAGATGACCCTTTAAACTCCGATGACGTTCCGGCTTTACTTACAAGAGGAGAGTTTGTAGTAAAAAGAGATGCCGTTAAACATTACGGAGAGGACTTTTTATATAGACTAAACAATAAACTGCTCCCTAAATTTGCAACGGGTGGACTTGTAGAGATAGGAAGACCACAACAACTTATAACGCAATTGTCGGATTTATCAGGCGGCAGTAGTGGCGGATATAGCGATGGGGATATTATAAGTAAATTGGACGATTATTTAAGCACGTTAAAAGAGCTTTTGGAGCATTTCAGAGGCACAGACAGACCTGAAAAAAAAGAAATTGAAAACACAATACAAAAAGTAGAGGACACAAAAAGCAAATACGAAAACGACCAAAAAGCTATTACGGATTACAAAGCGAACATAAAAGGTAAAACGTTAGACGAAGCAGGATATAAAGAATACGAAAGCAAATTAAAAACACTGCAAAGCAAATTAAAAACGGACGAAGAAAGCGTTAAAAAATTAGACGAAACGGTAAATAATTTAGTGCAAAGAATAAATGATTATTTAGCACAAGTAGATAAATATAAAGATTTGATAAGAAACAGATTATCGCAATTACAAATAGACGAAAGTATAGTTTTACCGCCTGATTTTGATTATGTTATGGATTTAAACAGGCTTAAAAGTTTTTATAACAAACTAATAACGTTAAATGTTCCAAGCAAAGAAGAGATAAAAATAGATTTCCAAAGATTTGCTAAAAACAGTGTGAATAATACGCCAAGATATTTACAAGCCGGATATTCTTTAATAAATAATCCGGCTTATCGACCAATTGATTACAATATAATGGCTACACAATTTTTGACTAAATACGGAGTAAATGACGGCTTATTACAATACAGATTTGCAAATCTCTTTAAATACAATAAACAGGCAGCAACATTAAGCGAGGATAACCTTAATATTTTAATACAGGATATTTTAAAAGACAAACTTCCTAAATTCGCAACGGGCGGACTTATTAAACTTGCGAACGGCGGCAAACTTCCGGGATACGGCGGGGGCGATAGGAATTTAGCACTTTTGGAAGACGGGGAGTTTGTTATAAGAAAAGAAGCAGTTAGTATGTTTGGAACGGATTTGTTTGAAAAGTTAAACAGCTTTAAACTTCCTAAATTCGCAACGGGCGGATATGTAGGGAATTTGCCAAGTGCAAACAATACAAGCGGCGATACGGTAAATGTGAACTTTAAATTTCCTGATGGAGCAAATTTTGAAATGCAAAGCGATGAAATGACGGCAAAACAACTTGCAAGTTATTTTAAAAGGATAATGTGATGGTTAGAATAAAAAAAATCGGCGGGATTGAGCTTGACAACCCTTTATTCTTGCTTGAAAGTTTTGAAATAAAAAACGTCAAGGCGGTTAGTTTTAATACGCTTGGCGGTTCTAAAATAGTTTTTGAAAGCATAAGACGTGATAATGCAAATAATATAACGCTTGAGAGTATGGAGAACGGCTGGCTTAGGCTTGAAACTTTACAAAAAATAGTAAATTTAGCAAATGAATTAGGTTTAACGGTTGATTTGACGACAACGGATAACAGCACGGTTAAGGCGAGATTTAGACTTGAAGAAAAAGAAGTAGTAAAAGCCGAGATGTTGTATGAGGGGAGCGAGTGGTATAAAGTTACAATTAAGATGGCTTATGCTTAGATTTTGGAAAAAAACAAAAACTGTAAAAGCTAAAATAAACAAAAAAGGCTAAAAATGGCGGATTTAGAATTTTATAAAAGTTTAAAAATAGATGAGTTTGACCCTTCTAATAACGGAGATGACATTGATACGGATGCACTAATTGAAAGTGGGGTTTTAAACAATCTGCTTTTGCCTGTAAGACCCTACACTGCAGAAATAGGCGGAGAAAGGTATTTCAAATTTTTCATAAAAGCGACCGTTGATGTTTTAACACTTGGGCTTGATGTGGCTTCGTTTACCACCTCCCCTACAGAGGAAATATATCTTTTTGAAGCAGGAAGCAATACCGAACTTGAAAGTGATTTAGACAAAAGCAATTTGAGACTTTACGGTGGGTTTTTAGTAACAGCTTATGATAAAGACAATAAAAAGGTTACGGCAGACAGGGATGTGAGCAAATTTGTAAAAGCAGACGATAAAATAACTTTTTATAAAGAAGATAATACAAAATTAGTAACTTGGGAAGTTGAAAACATAAATGGTTCGGAAATTACTTTTAAAACGGTTAGCGATGATGATGTTAGCAACTTAAAAGCAAGTAGCACTATTTTTTTAGATGCTTTAAACGAAAATGAATATAAAGGATTTTGGATTAAAGAAGTGGTGCAACCTTTTACGGAGCCTATGGAAGACCCTGTAAATGAATTTATCTTAAACATCTGGTATGATTTAAAGTGAGGCTATGAGTAATAATATAAACATTACTTTACACAATCAGGTAAAAAATTATAGTAATGCAAACTTAAGCGTAAGAGAAGTTATAAAAGATAATTTTAAAAATTATAATAAGATTGTTGCAACAGAAGAACAAATAACTGACATTTCGGACTGGAATAGGTGTAGCTATGGGTTTATTAAAAACGCAAATGGGGAATTTACAAATGAGGACATTAGCGACAGGCAAACCGCTTGCATATACAAAACTTTTGAACAGGTCTTAAAAATAAGCTTTGATTATAAAGTCAGCTCCGAGCAAAATTATGATTTTTTAAATGTATATTTAAACGGAGAGAGGGTTATACATATATCTGGTGAGACGGATTATGCGAATTATACAAAAACTTTTGATGCCCCTACAACAATAGAGATAAAATTTGAATATACAAAAGATGTAAGTACATCAGCAGGGAATGACGCAGGATTTATTAAAAATTTAATAATCACAAAAAAAAGCATTTGTTTATGTAAGCTAAAAAATGAGCTAAAAGATTTTAAACAGACAAAAAACGACATAAAATATAAGATTTTGTCTGCTAAAAATATTAATAATAACATTAAATACAAAATTAAACCTTTCAAAGATGTTAACAACAACATTAAATATAAAATCAAGCCTTTTAAAAACATTACAAATTATGCATTTGAAAGAATTGCTTACGATTTAAGAAATCCGCCCGTTCGGATAATCTTTAAAAACTTTAAGGACTGATGATGGAAGTATATTTAAGCGTATATTTTACAAACCATTTGGGGCAGAAAAAGAAAATTGACGATAAGATAGTATCTATTCAGGATGGAATTTTTGATATAAGCATTCATAAAATTTATAATTCTTTAATTTTTGTGGTAAATGATTTGTATATTGACCCTGCAATTGTGGGGGATTTAATTGAACGGGTAGAGGTTAGATATAAAATAGACGACGGTGAAGAGATAATCGAAAAATTTGTAATTGACAACATTGATTATTTAAAAAATAACAATATAAAAGTTTACTGCAAAAGCAGGACAATAAAATATACCTACAAATACACAGGCAATTTAAATAAGACAATTCAGACAAACTCAGTTAAGGGCTTGATTGCTACTTTATTGCCCGATGTAACGGTTAACAGTGAGAACTTAACCGACATTCCTTTATTGTTTGATTATACGGTAGAGAATAAAAGCATTGAAGAGGCTATTGAGGACATAAGCAAAATTACGGAGTTTGATTATTACTTTTACAGGGGTGTTTTGTATTTTGAAGATAAAAAACGGATAAATAAAGACGACATAGCTGTTAAGAGATTTAGCGAATTAAGCGACATTATCGATTTTAGCACATCTACAAACAAAGACGAAAAAAAGATTAACAAAATCTACATAAATAAAAAAGACGATAAAGCCTTTACGGCAAAGCCTATTATTACGCTTGAAATAAAAGACTCCCCGCAGTGCTGCAGTCCTGATAATGTAATAATTTATACGGATGATGAGGGAAATACCTACAAAATAAGTCCCGTAAATGCCTTTTTTGTTATTTATTATTCTCCTACAATACGAGAGCCTAATTGCAATGTCGCTTATGAAACGGGGGAGAGGATTTTGGTTGAAAGATATGAGCTTAATAACGATGAGTTTGTAAGGCTTACGGGGGGAATTGAAGAAATAATAGCGATTGAGGGGGTTGAGAATTACAGTTTCGAGAAAGGTCATAATTTGCTTGTATTTGATAAGGTAGAAAAAGGAGAGCTTAAAATTACCTACAAAACAAAAGTTTTACACGGAACGATAGAACATTCGAAATATCCAAAATCAGTTAATTTTCATATTACGCATTTTAATCAAGTTATTGATTATGAACACAAAATAGAGCTTAACGGATATTATCCAATCCCTTACGATTTTACCCTTAATCTTATGAGAGATTGGGGTATTGATTACGGCGAGGCAATAAATAAAAACATAACAATATCAAGAAAAGACGGCGATGTTTTTGCGGTTATGGGGACTTATACAAGCAATGCATTCGGGGAGCTGGAATTTAACATAAGCGAATACAATACTTATAAATTCGAAATGAGCGGACAGGAGCCTTTATATTTAGACTGGTATGCAAACAAAAAGCAGATTTATATGAATGAGGTGCAATAATGGGAAAAGTAACGGAAATTAGAAAAGCAAACGGCGAGGTTATGAGGATAATCGACGGGGAGTATGTGATAGGCGCTAACAGCGGGTGTTTTGCAAATCCAAGCCCCTGTAGGAAAATAATAAACGGGGAGTATTTAGTTGAGGGGTGTGAGGGGGGTGAGAGATATAAGCCACAATTTATTTCTTGTATTTTTAAAGAAGAATTTGATACTTCGGTTCATTATGAAGAGTCTTGTTTTTATGTGAAAGACGAAAAAATAGAAGATATAACAATGATTAAAGAACCCTTTTATTGGGCTACAAACACTAACAGAATAGACAAAATTATAAAAGATGGAAAAGTTTTACTTGAAACAAAACCTGACTATATGTGTTCTTATAGTCCAGATCGCCAGCAAACTTATAAACTACCACCAGAAATAATTGATAAATATGGGATGCCTACAAAAGATTATGTGTATGCTTATTATATTGTACAAAAAAATATACTTATAATTAAACCAAAAAGGTATATAGATATATGTTATTTTAATAAAGGCTTAAAATGCTAATAAAATCACAACAAATTCAGGAAAATCAAACCCCTTTATACAGCGGAGTTTTTGAAATCGACCGAAAGGGTGAGAGCAAAGAGATTAATGACAGTCTTATTGCAAATGAAACTATTGCTACATTAAGAGCTACATCCGAATTTTTAGAATACGGATACGATAAACAGGAAGTGGAGTTTAGCACCTATTTTGCACCTTTAAAGATTAACGACATTATAGAAGTTTATGCCCCGACTTACAGAATACCAAGAGACCTTACAAAAACAAAGTTTATCGTTAAAAAGATAACGCATTATTTCAAAGACGGGGTTATTAAAACAAAAATCAAGGCGGTGAGGTATGATTAAAGAGCTTAACAAACTGATTGAAAAACAAATAAGAAAATCACAAAAAACAAATGAATATAAAAAGATAGTTAAAATCAAAAAGCAAAATACGCAAACAATTAAACTAAAAAATCTCTCTTTCTAATTTTTCCCAAAAAACAATCTTTTAATCCCTTATTATTTAAATAAAAAAAGGCTTACTGTGGCGACAAGAAATATAAAAATCACAAACACTTGGCAAAAAGTCGGGAACGGAGAAGTGGTTGTAATACAAAACAGAGGACTTGAATATGTAGAGGTGGCGACTGTAAAAAAGGGGGAAACACCGGAAGCGGGGTTCATGCTGGGTAACAATGAGATTTTTAGTTATTCGGGTGGAGATGAAGTGTGGGTAAAATGCGTAAGAGGAAGCACAAATATTATTATAGACAATGTAGGGGTTTAAAATGAATATTATTTATCCTGTAAGCGGAAATGGAAGCGGGGCGATGATTGATGATAATGCAATAGCTACAAATAAAACTTGGAGTTCAAATAAAATTAATTCAAAATTTATAGAAATAAAAAGTGAAGCTCCCACCCTATCTTTACCAAAGCAAGCAAATGAAGATACTAAAGTAACGATAACAATAACAAATTATAAGGATAATACGGATTACTATTTTAATACGGACGCTGGAGATATTAATTATAACGGGGGTAAAACTGCTACATTAACTACAGAAGAAGTTGAAGAAGATACACAATTTACAGTTACTTGTTATGCGGTTGAGGCGGGTAAAACGAGAAGTGATACGACTACTAAAAATATAACCGTCTTAAACGTTCCTGTGATAGCGGATGGAAGCATAAATAATGCAGATTTTGATGCAAACGCTGATACAAACGATGGATTTGAATATTAAGGAGTATAAATGAAAGCAATAAAAGATAATGCAATATATCTGGAAAAGATTGTTACACAGGACGATGGTGATAGTGATTTTGCAAAAGTTACAGATACTGCTGTAAACTACAGACCTGAAGAAATAACTCTTTTAGATGATACTACAAATACTGACTTAGTTACTACTACTGAAGTAAATGAAAAAGATGATGTGTTGCTTATTAAGAATGACAATAATATTGTTGAAACAAAACTTGGTTCTGTAACAATAGGAATAATAGATACTACACAAACACTTGATATTTTTGGAGATGGAAGTTGTATAGCAACCTATACTTTTGATGGTGAGAATGTCAATGATTTATCTGGAAATTATAATGGAACTTGGGGTGGGACTGAAGATTATGAGAATGGCAAATATGGAAAAGCAGCTAAGTTTGATGGAAGTAGTTATGTTAATTTGCCCTTGCATGATATTATTGATGAAGCACAAAAATATATATCAATATGGTTTAATCTAACTAATGAAATCAATGAAAAAAAAATTATTTTTCAAATTGACCAAAATGATGCAGGATGGACTAATTTTCAAATTTATATAGATACCGATTATAAAATAGTGATAGGAGGTAGAGGTGGTGACCATAAAAATGTAAGCTATAAAAAAGTTTTTATAGGTTCTAAGGCAGTATCATTAAATAAATGGCACAATCTAATTGTCAACAAAAACAGCAACACTTATTATATATATTTGAATGGAGAATTGATAGGGACATTTGATTTTAATTTCTATTTACCATCCAATTCTTACAGACAAATAATAGGTGCTTTTATAAATTCACCAGACGATAGTGATATAAGAAACCAATTTGTAGGTTTAATTGATCAATTTCGTATTTTCAACCGTTCTTTAACTGAAGATGAGATTAGTAAATTATACAATGAACAAGCAAGAAAATACATAGCAGATATATCATCTGCAAACCTATCAGAAGCACCTAAAAAAGCCTTTAAAAAGCAACTGCCGTCTGTAAGCATAGCGATAGAGGCTACAAAAACGGACATAACGGATACAAGTTTTAACGAATTAATTCCTAAAACAACAACTTATGACGGGTCTAAATTCATAACTGTATATTCTGATTTAGCGAAAGAAGGTAGAGTTATACAAAGAAAAATAGTAGCTCCTAATAAAGGATTGGAGATTGTAGAACCATTCACTTCAAATTTATGGAAGAAAGGATAATGAAATGAGATACGAAATAAAAGAAACTGTAACTACAAAAGACGGTTTATATTACAAAAAAGCAATACAGGAAATTCCTGTAGCTTCTGAAAGTGAGAATATTAAAAAAGGTTTAGCAAGAAAGAGAATACAAGAAGAAGTGTTTGATTTACCTGACAGTATTGCAGACAATGCAAAGATGATTTCTCTTTTAATGTCTGTTATTAAAAGAATTTATGAAGCATTACCTACGACAACTAAAAACAAAATTAAAGACAAAGAAATGATTGAAGAAATGATTAAAGTTTTTGATAATATACAGACTTTAGCAGATGTTCAGTTTGCTAAAGAGGGCGATAAGATGATTAAAAAAATATTTGACAGACAAGCTAAAATAGGTGATATTATTAAGGATGTTTATAATGCTTAAATATTCAGATTTTAAATTACAACCTTTACGAAACCATAAATTCAAACTTTTAGAGTCTGTCCGTTATAAAGATATAGAGGTGCCGAAGAATTTCCGCACAGACGGGGCAAGTGTACCAAGACCTTTTTGGTGTATTTATCCTCCAAACCGCACGGATTACTTGCCGTGTGCGATTATTCACGATTATTTGTGCGATAGAGGAGAGTATAAAAAGGCGGATAAGTATTTAAAAGAATGCTTAGAAGAAATAAGCGTTTCAAAATTCACAAGATGTGTTTTTTATTACGCAGTGAGAATATATCACATAATCAAATATAGACAATAAGGAGAAAAAATGCCGCATAAAAACAATTTACACGATTTAAGCTCCTTATCAGTAATAATTGTTTTATTTTTCGGATTATGGGGAGCTTATTTAAACTATATAAGAAGGGTTTTAACAAACAAAAATCTAACTAAGACACAAAAAATTTTGTATTTTTTTACAGATTTTGCAAGCAGCACAGGGTTTGCGGTTTTAACATATATTGCACTGCAGGGCTGGGGTATTAACGAACTTTTAAGTGTTGCCGCTGCAGGATTTGTAGCACATCAAGGCACAAGAGCGGTTTATTTAGGAGAGATTATGTTAGCTGAAAAATTAGGACTTGAAAAAACGGTAGATATTATAAAAGAAACGCACAAAAAGGAGAATGAATGAATAGTTTAAGTAATATTATAGCAATTACGCTTATTGCGTTTGTGATTGCCTTATATATGTATATAACGCATATACAAGATGTTAGAAAAGATTTACAGCGTCAAGTCAGACAAAAACAAGCGGAAATTGTAAAAGAAAAGCAAAACACTAAAATTAAAAGTTTTGAGGCAAGGCAAAAAGCGAAAAAAGAAGTCTTAAAAAAACAGACAAAGGATAAAAATGAAACTGAAATTAATACTTCTGTCGGTTATCACACTCTTTATTTTTAGCGGCTGTGTTAAAAAAGAATATGTTTATGTAAAAACACCTTGCCCGGGACTGCAGACTTATGAAGTAAATACCACAAAAGATAAACACTTTACAATACATTATTATATAAAGGAAAAAAAATGAAAACAAAAGTAAAAGATGAAATCGTAGAAATGCCCCTTGAGGATTTTAAAACGCTTATGGAAGAGCTAAAAAAATGCAGAAAAGATAAAGAAGAATTAATTAAAGCAAACAAATTTCTTAACGAACAGATAAAAGAATATAACGAAAAATTTGTAAAGGACGTAAATGACCGTTAAAGATTTTATAATAAAACACGAGGGACTTAGACTTAAACCGTATCTCTGCCCCGCAGGAAAACTCACAATCGGCGTAGGCAGAAATATAGAAGAAAACGGAATTAGTGAAGATGAAGCGATGTATTTGCTTGAAAATGATATTAAAAGGTGCGAAAACGAATTAAGAGAGATTTTTCCGAACTTCGACAGTCTGCCTGAAAACATAAAAATAGCTTTAATAGATATGGATTTCAATTTAGGTAAACCGAGATTTTTAACCTTTAAAAAATTAATACAGGCGGTAAAAGAGGGCGACTTTAAAAAAGCGGCACAAGAGGCTAAAAATAGCAGGTGGTGTGAGCAGGTTAAAAGCAGATGTGAGGATGTTTGTGAAATGATAAAAAGTAACAACTTTACTGACAATTAACAATCAAATATAACTCCTAAACTGTCAGTAAAATTGTCAGTAAAAAGCCGCTAAAATCCACTGACATTTTTGATTTTTAGTTTTAGAAAATCCGATTTTATGGGGCTTTTGAAGCATTGGCGTCCCCGGTGCGAT